CTTGTGTGAATATTTCTAAAAATCAATATTTCATCTGGGCGTAAATAAGTTGTTTCCCCATTTAAACCCCCTTCATATATTTGATAAAATAGTTGTCCAGCTTCATTCCTTGTGGGAGTAACTCTTCTAGGATTTAGCGGCCAAAGTTCAGTTGGCCTTCCGTCACCAGTTTTAACAATTTCCGCATATCCGTGGCCTGTGTTGATAGCACATTGGATTAGAAAAAGTTTAAAGTGATACGCTGTAGTTTCTACGTTTGGTTGAACATTTAGAAGAAACGAAATGTTATTGTCTAACACTTCGTTATCTTTATTTTTTATGTGTATGGGTAATTTGGCTAGTTGTGATGAAATATACATCACTCCACGGTAATAAGAGGAAACCGTCATAGCAGAATTTTCATCTACTACTGTTCCTCCTGAATATCCTGTAGCGGGTTTTCTGGACCGTATAGATTCAGACTTAGCCCTGTTAAATATCTTAGGGATGAAGTTAGAGAGTTTCATAGGTAAATATCCTTATTTCTTTTTACCCTTTTTATTCTCTTCTTTGCCTTCTTCATTGGCAACTAATTCTTCTTCCTCTTCTTGTTGTTTAGCTTTAACTTCTACTTTGGCCTCTTCTTCGACGAACTCTGCTCCACGCTTAAGCCATCTTGATGCAGACCCTAGAGTATCGTCTATTTCGTAGACTTGCCCTCTTTCGTATGTGAGAACTCCATTTAAGTATCCATCTTGGTGGAATAAAACTTTCTTTTTCATTTGTTTCTCCAATAGAAAATAAGGGCCAATGGCCCCTACATAAAAGGGAGAGGATTCCTCCTCTCCCAATAATTTAAAATTAAGCTCTTTCAGCTAATACGATGAAAGCTGACATTTGGTAAGCACCGTACTGAGTAGTAATCGGTGTAGCGAATGGAACTTTACCATCTAATCTCATTGTAAACTTGTACGATTGAACATCGTAATCAAATTTTAAGTGAGTAGATACGGCTTGCTTCATTCCGCCAGACTTCACGATTGAGTAATAGTAAGAAAAGTCAGCTAGAAGGATGTCGCCTTTATCCCCAAGAGCTGGCATAGCTCCGATCATAGAAATTACTGGAAGACCTAGTAATAGTCCGTATGGGCTTTGATTCATTTGTGATCCCGGGGCAAGATAGATATAGTTTCCTGCATCATCTTTCATGAAGCGTAGTTGTTCTTCAACTGCAGCGTTGATAACCCAGACAGCGTTAGCTCTAGATTGAGGTAAAAGCTTAGAGTACATCTTAATAATGTTCTTAGCTACTACTGTATCTGCAGCTTGTCCTACTTCTTTTGCGACTTCTACTGTGAAAGTAGATCCTAGGATACCAGATGGCTTCCCAGTTCCGTTACCGTTGATGATTGATTCGTTAATTTTGTGCATGATTGCCATTGGAGCCATACCACGAATGTATGATTCAAGAGCAACTGCATCTGAAAGAAGTTCTTCAGTAACGTGCATTAAAGCACCAAGCTTATTTAGCTTGAAAGAAACTTCAGCAAGAGTGTTAGGAGTTGTAGCAGTATATTGAGCATTTTCACCTAGCCAAGAAGCTTGTACTCCACCTGTCCAAGGTTGAGATTCATCTTTTGGAAGTGTGAGGTTGTTAGAAGAAACGATAAATTGCTTAGTTTTAGAGAGAAGAGATTCCTCAGATTGAAGAGTTTTTGTTACGTCAGACATGAACTCTTCTGGAACTAGAAATCCACCTTCAGCATCAACTCCCGTAGACATAGTGTTTACGAAACGCTTATCCATTTCTCCGCCAGAAGCTTTTTTAACAGAAGAAAGAAATTCTCCAAATGATTTGAATCCGTTATTTCTAGGAGCTCCAACTTCGATTCTTGGAGCAGCGGCAACTGGCTCAGGAGAAGTTTTTCTAACTGGGGCACTTGCTACTGCCACCATTGCTTCTAGTTTCTCTTTTGCTTCGATATTTTTCTTAAGTCCTTCAAACTCAGAGTTTAATTCATTGATTGAATCAACGTCTTCGTTTGAAAAAGTTTCAAGTGAATGAAACTCTTGTAGTTTTGCTACGATTTCTTGTAATCTCGCTCTCATTTGTTCTAAGTTCATAAAATCTCCTATTTGGTTGTTATATAAAGCAGCTACGCATTTGAGCGAGCAAAACTTTTATTTATCTTTATTATTTAAAAATGTGTTTGCCTTGTTCGTCAACTCTTTTAGTTTCTCTTTTACAAGGGCATCACTGGACTTCATCTTAGGCTTATTCTTAAACCATTTTGTACCCTCTACTGCAGAAGCAACTAGATGCAGCGTGTCCTTAGCTTCAAATTTTTTATCTGCAAATTTAAATCCGATAGATTCTTCGGCTGTCATCCAAGTTTCGTCCGAAAGCATTTTAGATAATTCTGCTCTAGATAGACCAGTTTTCTTAGCGTAAATAGATAGCATTTGATTTTCTATTTTATCTAGGATGTCGATCATTCTCTCCATCTCCCCTGCGTTTCCAAAGACTCCTGACATAGGGCGATGAATCATAATCATTCCTCCATCAGAAATGATGATTTCGTCTGCCGCCATGATGATGATTGAAGCGATAGACGCTGCAATTCCGTCAACGTATGCCGTAACTTTTGCTGGGTGATCTTTAATTCTTTGGTAGATTGATACCCCGTCAAAAACAGATCCTCCCGGACTATTAACTCTTAAATCAATTTGTTTAATGCTCTTTGGTAATTTATTTAGTTCTTCTGTGAAAGATTTTGCTGTAACCCCTTCGCTAAAAAAGTCCTCACCTATTTGGTCATAGATTAAAATTTCTGCCGTTGTTTCGGTTTTGTTTTTAATTTCAAAGGGTTTTTTATGATTTTTCAACTCAATTAATTTGCCCATTAGAGCCTCCTAAGATTCTATGGTAATTAGTAAGTTACGCTATGTAAATATAGAAATTGTTATGCCTCAGATTGGGCCTTTTTAATCTTTCTTCCAGAGTAATTATTTTCCCAAATAGCAAAATAACGCACAGCTTTAAATATGTAAGGTTATATAGTTCTTATTCCACGACTTTCATACACTGATGCGGTTTCCTGTTTAACCAGCCACCCGGCAATTGCCATGATTAACGAAATAGCTAAGTCTATTTTAAGTTTATCGGAGCTTTTTCTAGGAAATACATTTTGGTTATGGTCTTCCTTGGCCACCACATTGGCCATACAATACCTCAAAAGTTCTCCACCATTATGTCTTATTTTGCCTTGCCTTATTAGAGCGTCTAAACTCTTCATAGGTTCAGAAAAATTTGCTGTATTCATTTTAAACTCAACCATGTTAATTCGGTTCTTCATTAAGTTCTGAGCTATTTGAGTACCTGACCAAGGATCATAATGAACTGAGTCAATCCTAAATTTTTTAGCGTCCGCCAATATTTCCTTTTCTATGAACTCGTAGTTTATAGCTTCCCCCGGAGTTACTTTAAGTTCTTTCTCCCTAGTGTTGTCGTAGAGGGCACTATGCTCTTTGTTGACGGTATCTTCTGGTAGATAGGCATCTTGAAAAATATAGTAAATCCCGTTTTCCTTAAAGACTTTTACCTTGGCAGTTAAATCTACTTTCGAAGCCAAGTCCAATCCCACGAAACAAGTTTTATTATAGAAGTTTTCAATCTTTATACTTGGATCAGCGCAAGCATCCCATTTCTTCATATCAAAAAAGGCGTTAGCTTCCGATATCCACACATTTAAATTTTTTGTTTTAAAATTGGGGATATCTGAGGGAGTTACCATAGCTTTTCTAGCAGTGGATTCAAAAGCTATTGGATCAACAGATACTCCAAAATTGGGGTTAGCTTTTTTCCAAGATGCTGGGCTGAATATATCGTCCCCATCGTCAATAGTATATATTATTGAAAAAAATTGATCGTTATCTACTTCTCCAATACTTATCTTTTTAGCGTATTGACTTTGGGAATAACCTATACCGTCCGTATTGCTTCCGGCAGTTGTGATTGCCAACAATAGGGAGTCATTTCTTTTCTTCATCCCCGACTCTATTACTTCAAATAAAGATCTATCTACGGCATGTAGTTCATCCATTACACAAAGTATGTCGTTTAGTCCGTCTAGAGATTTAGAATCGGAGGACAATGCTCTCACGAAAGAGTTAGATTTTTCATGCACTATTTTATGGGCCAATACCTCTACCCCGGTGGCTTTCAAATATTTTTTATTTTCTTTAGCCATCGCTCTAGCCGAATCTAATACAATTCTAGCCTGATCTGTCTTTGTAGAAGCACAACTTATCTCATTTCCTTTTGGATTATCTAATGCTAAAAAATATAAAACCATTTGACTGGCTAAAAGAGAATTGTGGGTAGGTATATATTGATCGGTAATTAAAAAGGTATTGTCGGGGGAATCAACTTGTATGCAAAACATTGGCTTACTTTCAATTTCTTCTACATTTACAATATATCTATTTTTTGAATACCAAGCTGGCCTGTCGACTCTTCTTTGCTCTTTCTTTTTTATCCCGAAAATCCTAGGCCTAGTATATGGTACGGAAAACTCTACTTTCTGCGCAGTTCCTTTAAATCCGTTCTGCGCTGTGGTTTTTCTTGTAGTAAGAGATGACCTGTATCCAAGACTAGCTAACAGTCTTCTGAAATCTTTTATTAATCTCTTATTCGTATTGGTGAAAGACATAGCTCCAGATTTACTTATTGTTCCGTCACTGTCCATCAATCCCCGTAAAACTTCCCTTCTAACGCTTTCGGAAGCCATAAAATATTTTTCTGGTATGTGTTTATTGTTAATTAAATTTAATTCTCTAAGCCAAAAAGTAAGTCCTGAACATATAAAATGAATGGCATTACCCCTTTCATTTTTTATTTTTACAGTTACTCTTTGAGATTCAAACCTTGATTTAATTTCTTCAAATTGATCTTTATGGGCTACAAAAGATCCCGTTGCACTGTGTCCGTCACCTAGCCAATAACCTAGAATATACCCTAGCTGGCAATCATCTCTAGTTCCCTCCACTGGGGAACAATTTTCTACGCAATGATTGTTTTCCTTACCGTATTTTAAAGTTTTAAATATTTCTTCTGTATTCTTTACCGATTTGTATGAAATATTCCCTACTATGTTTCCATTTTTATCTAATCTCTTAGGGGGCTTTATCTTATGGCGGTCTTTTCTATCTCTCTCGCTTTTATCAGAAGTGACCCACAGATGTTCTGAGCTGCAATCTACAACTGTATTGTCTGAAAAAGTAATCCTATATGCTTTAGGGTAATGTATTTCATTTTTATTTACTACCTTGCAAACCTTTCCATCGCTTCCGTAAACTTCATCCCCTATATTTATTTCCTTAAACTTTATTAGTCCTTTGGGGGTAGGTACATCGGTTTCTAAACAAAGTGCTTTCCCTTGACCCCTAGGAATTTCTATGTGGGCACTTCTGAATCTTCTTTCATTCGTTCGGGGGTCTATAAACCCCATAATATTCATAAAAACGAAATTTTGCCAAGGCTCATAAGTTATGTTCTCGGACTTCCAATTCTTCCCCTTAACGTGAGAGAAAAGTTGAGTAGTCCTTAGATATCTTTCGGCTTTATCTAAATCAAATTTAAAATATCCTCTTTTTATGTCCTTTAAATACCTATTGCAAGCCCCCACCACAAATTTGCAGTTCGGTATTTTACCGGAAACTACATCGAGAGCGTATTGATGGCCACTATAACAGTTAGGATATTTTTCTTTATCTATTTTTATCATTTTAAACCCTGTCTCAAGATCCACTCCACAGTGTCTACTTGCCACGCATCCCCAATGGCTTCAAAAGCTTCAGTATCACTCACAAAGTCAAAAGAATACCTCCCCATTCCCTGAAGTTTAGCGCACTCAGATACAGTTAAGTTTCTAACTTTCATATTTTTAGTAATAACCTTGTTCATAGTAGATTGCCCATTGCAACCAACTCCAGTAGTGAGAGTATTAGATTTTTTCTTTTCTTTTATCCTTCCCTCAACT